ACGTGTGGTGCATTCATGGGCCTAGGCCACGGTTGGGTTGTTCTTAGTATTATCAATGCTTGGAACGCGCACAGAGCTGGTGCGCCCGAGGGAAGCTTTGCCATCTGTGGAGATGACGTGATCGGACTCTGGACTAGAGAGACGATGGACCGATTTGAGAGCGGTGCTGTTGAGATTGGATTGAAAATGAACATCTCAAAGTCATTCAGAGGCCCGAGAGGGGTCTTCTGTGAACGACAAGTGAGGAAATCAAGATGTGGTCGTTTCGCAACAGCAAAGCCATGTTTGAGAATCGCAGAAGCGTGTGGTGTTAATTCAGAGGCGAAGGGCGACATGTTTGGGTGCGCTGATGCGTGCTCGAAAGCACTATTCAGTACGCAACCCAGACCTGTACGAGCCGCCCTACTCCGAACAAGATCTCATTCTGCAGTTAGTTATCACACTCCCGGGCGCCACTCACAAGGAGGGGGTGGGGGAGGGACAACATGTGATGTCCTTACCGCTATTGCCTATATCAGGCACGGTAGCGTTACGAACACCAGAAAGGAAGGACCAACGTCCAATCTCCAATCTGACCTGCGGAAGTACTTGAGAAACTTGCCCACGTTCGATGAGGACCATTGTCAGAAAGACTCAGGTGTGTCCTGCCAAGATGTAATTACTTCAATCATGCTAGCTGAAACCGTCAAAAGACGGCGCCAGGTAGTATTCATTCCATTATCAACATCAAAGCGATCAACATCCGAGGTCAGAGCAGAGTTGCACATTCGGAGGGCAGAGGTTCGAAGAACCTTATTCCCTATTGTGCAAAAGATACTAAAGAGAAAATCAATGCCACATCTGGCAATCTATGATCTCTTAGGCGGTAAAGTGCCCACTAAGCATCAACCCGCATACCTCCGTCTAATAAAGACGAAGGGATACAGCGGTGTACTCCGACGATTTCTTCCTGAATGGTGGCCCATTCTCAAACGTGAATTTACCACACACGCATATGTACGGAAGACCAGGACGATCATGAGGTCGTGCCGAAGCGCGACCCGATTCGGTCGTTGGTCATCCGTAATTAACGCTTGCCAGAGATCTTGGAAGATCAAGGTAAGCGCCAAAGACGCACTTAAGTTCTATTCAGCCGTTGTAGGCCCAGAG